TTTACAAATTCAGAAATATTACGTAAATTAATTTTAAAAGATTATTCTAAATTATACACAACAACAATTTCTTTACAAAATATTCCATTAATGTTTCCTTCAGATATAAGCGACGTAATTGAAAGTGAAAATAAAAACAATAATCAAAAAATTAAAAATGAAGAAAATAAAGATAAATGTAAAACAATAACAATAGCCAAACTATATAATTCTCTCGAACAATTAGAAAATGATAATGATAAGATTATTTATTTTGATAAAAAATATGATAAAACTAATTACGGTGTAATGGAGGATACAAAAGGATACGCAAAAGAAGTGTTTAATTTAACACCTGAGCAATTAAAACAACATATTATTAACGATCAAATCAAGAAAAATAATCTTTCTGAACTAGAAGCTTCTTACTTAGCTGATACTCTAATTGATGGAAATAAAAAAGTAATAGATGGTCAATATGCTTTGTTATATAAGGGATTTCAGGAAAATATTGCTGATGAGAATGATTATTATGTGAGAAAAAATAATAGATGGAATTTAGATAAAAGTATTAGAAAAGAAAATGTTCTAACAAATGAATCTTCTATATTATGCGATTTAGAAGAAAAATGTGTTAACATATCAACAAACACGAGTGATAAATGTGAAAGTATGAAATTAAATGAATTAAATTTACAAAATTCACTTTTAACAGATATACTCAGTGAATTCGACAATAAATATAAAGTTTCTAAAGAAGAATTTGAAAAAACAATTAAGAATAAATGGGATTATTTTATGTCAATTATGCCTATTGTTTCAAAAATAGAAATAAATAATTTATTAAAATACAATAATCAAAAATATAAACTTGGTATTGAAGTCGATAAAGATTCTGATAACAATATTGAGTCGCCCTTTACAAAAATACTCAATATAATTTTAAGCCAAAAAGATTTTGTTAAAAAACAACAAGATATAATTATATTTACAGAAAAATTTACGAGACCATTTATAGTAGGCGGATTTACACCAAGCGGTAAATATGAAAATGAACATTGGCTATATTGCATTAAAACAAATGAACCGTTATTACCCGCATTTAAAAAAGAATTGGCAGCAGCATTTATAAAGTCTCCTTACGATTATCAATACACTCTTGAAATTATTAAATCTAAAATTGGCGAATTGAGTGACGATGGTGATTGGTGGACTGATAAATTTACTGGTTGGCCTATTTGTCCTGGCGATTTCGACATTGAAGAAGGTTACGATGAGGGTTTTAAAGTTTCAACACGAAGTTTAATGGAAGATGACGCAGGTAATAAAATAATGGCAGCTACTACAGAAAAAACGATTAAATATATTACACCAGAAACCATTATGATTAATAATATAATTAACACCATTTCAGTAGCAATGGGAATAAACATCGAAAACCAAAAAGAATTTATAATAAATGCTGTTACAGAAAGCATTCGTAATACAGTAGAAAGTGAAAGTGATTATAAAGAAAAAATTAAAATCGCAGCTCAAAAAGGAAAAATTTTACCATCATATAGAGACTTTTTTAATACAGCATTACTTTATTTTACGTTAGGAATGTTTTTAATCGCTTGTCAAACATCAATTCCATCAATCAAAACAAGAAAAACTCACCCTGGTTGTGTTCGTTCATTTTCAGGCTATCCTTTCGAAGGTAACGGAGATTTAACTAGCTTAACTTATTTAGCTTGTGTATCTTATGACATAAGAGAATCTGGAGAACCATGGAACGTTATGAAAAAAATCAATATAGAAAAAATCAAATTGCGTATCAAAACGTCAATTGACGATTATCTTATTGCTCTACCTGAAGTCAAAAGAAAATTTGAAATGAAAACTGAATATTTATTAACAAATCCGTCAACTGAAATTGCCGAAGAACACGATATTGCGAGATGGTCAGATTTTTTACCACCTTTAATTCCTTTTAGAATAAAACATTTAGTAAATATTTCAGAAGAATTTAAACGTACTTTAGTCAGTGATTTAAAAAACGGTTCTTTGGCTCAGAGAGAAAAAATTTTAGTGATCGAATCAAAAATTATCCAATTCTCTCTAGCTATACAAGAGAAAATTCAAGAAATTGTTAAACAACATAAAGTTTTACTCCACACTTCTAATAATGAACCTTATTTAGAAAATTCTTGTTGTGACAGTAATGAAAATGAATCTACGATTAAATATTTTACAAATCGTAACTCAGATATAATTGAGTATAATAATATTGTTAAAAGATTAACTAATATTATTGAGGATATACAAAGTAATACAAAATCAGGATTATTTTTAAGTACAATAAATACAAAGAATTTGTATCCTTCATTATCAAATAAATTTGACGAAAAAACTATTTATCTTGCGTTCATATTTTATTGTAAATTTAAATCATTATTACCAATACCAGACGACTTATTACCTATATGCACAAATAAACCAGATTCAACATTAATAAATCTATCTGAACCAATTGATCGTATTATTTTAAAATTAAAAGATGACGGTAGAAACTACACTAATGAACAATTTTTAAGACTCATTCAATTAATTAGTAGAGAGAATATCATAAAAATAGACTTAGATAACCCTATTATATCTAGTGTTTCTAAATTAACGTATTTATTAGAATCGATATATGATGAAAATAAAGAAAATGAAGTGGTTGAACAATCTTTAAGAGATTTAATACATAATGCGATTGATACGTTTGATGTCGCAACTGAAGAAACAACTAAGGAAGTTAAAGAATTGAATAATTTTTTAATTAGAAATAACGATGAGATGACAAAAGATATTATAGATTTTATTCAAAAGAATAGTGGACCTAATATTATGCGAAATTCTATTAAAAAATTTACAAATACTATTAATAATTTAAATAATTGGTCTTATGATGAATCGAATAGAAACGAAGAGATAAAAATTTCTAATGACGCTATGTATAATATAACAAATTTTTATAAAACATACATACAAAATTTTATTAACGTTTTTCCAAATGTTATTTTAAATAAAGTAAATTATAATGATACTCATATACCAAGCTATTACGGATTTTCATCTAATCATCAAAATAAAATAAAAAAATATATATCTGAATATTTTGAAAAATTAAAAGTATTTTATGGTATACCAACATTATCAAATATATTAGTTACTATTCAAAATATCTCAAAAAATTTAATAAAATTATCAGAAGCTACTCCTTGTTTTTCAAGTATTATTGTCGGAGATAAGACGCTTAGAGGTGTAATAGACGAAAGAACTAGTAGATATTTATTTCAATATTATATACTACGTATATTAATTACATATATAAATTTATCGGATGAAGATGATATGGTTGTAACTGAAGTTAAAAAAACTATCGAAATTACAGATATATTTGCGGTTGATTATATTGAAGAATCTGAAACGAGAGTTGATTTAGGTATGACTTCACGAACTCAAGAAAATACTAGAATTTTAACTGGTAACAAAAAAGAACTTCGACAAAAGGTTTCAGAATTATTAATTTCTTTTATGGATATATTTAGAAATGAAAAACAAACAATAGATATTACATATGAAGAAATTCAAGATAAAGTTTTTAAATTGAGGGAACGTGAAAAAGACATGGTTACAGATAGATTAAAATCAATGACAGATGAACAAAGAGACGCCGATACTTTATTGAAAATAACTAAACAAGGACTATATAGTAAAGGACTTCAAAAAGGATTAACAATGTACGACAAAGATTTTTATGAAGACGAACAAAATCTTAGAGATGAAATGTTAAAGGCAGAGAGAAAAATTAGAAAAAAAAATAAAGATGCTATTGATGAAAATATTGATATATTAGTTGATGAATATATGGAACAAAAAAATGACGAAATAGCGATCGATACTGATGCTTATGATATGTCATATATGAATGAAGATTTCTTTAACGGTAATACTGATGGGGTAGATGCTCCTGAAGAAGAATATGATGATTATACTAGTTATTATTAGAGAATATTTAGACAAATTAGTTATATAAAAATATAATTATAAAAAATACTTTATAATTATATAAAAAGATGTTTATTATTAGAGAAAATATAATACTTGTATCTATTATTTTGTTTATTGTTATTTTTGGTACTATACAAATGATAAAACCAGCTTGTTTTTATAATAAAGATGGTAGTGTCCGTGACTTTGGTATAGGTTATAAAAATAAAACTATTTTTCCTATTTGGCTTTTTTCCATTACATTAGGCATATTGTGTTATTTAGCTGTTCTATATTTTATAAATATCCCAAGATTATTTTAACCCAAGATTATTTTAAATTTATTTTTTAACCTGTTAATTTAACCTGTTAAGGTGTATGAAGTTTGTGCTTTTTCTTTCTCTTCTTTAGCCTTTTGTTCTTGTTCTAAAAATTTTTGATAATTTGCTTCCATCGTTTTTGGATTACTAACACATCCACGTGTCGTTATTTTAAGTTGGACAATTGAAGTTAAAAGAAGTCCTGTATAAATATACCACATCGCTTCTCCTACATTATCCCTTGTTAAAACTAACTCAAATAAATCATTTTGCATTTTTGTAGCTTCAGGACCTTCTGTTTGATATTTATCTTTCATTAATGGTTTAAGTATTGACCAATATTGATCGAAATTACTTGGGACAATTTGATTAATTAATATTGATGTATTTCCACATATTTTAATAATGGCATCTGCGGCGGATTCTAGTGCTTCCCTTTTTTCAGGGGTCATATCCTGTTGCTCAAGTATTTTTTTTTCAATATCTTTATTTACTAATAATTCTGTTAATAATTTATTTGCGGAACTTGATACATAATAATAACCAACAACATCTGAAAAAGCAGTTTTAAAACTAGGGTAAATAGTCAATATTAGAACTAATACACCAAATATTAGTATCCACGGTAAAAATGTAATAACACCTGCAGCACCCATATTTTCTGTTATGTTTCCTCCACAATTCGACGCAATTATCGAAGAATTTACTATAAATTGTATCATAATTACGAGTAAAACATAAATAGCTAAATACATATAACTATTACTTATATATTTAGTATATTCATCTTTATTTTTATATAAATCATAAGGTAGTGATGGTTTTAAGACCATATAATAAAATAATGTTGTCAATAAAAAAGTTACAATATTTAAATATGAATTTGCCATATAGATAATATGCATAATTTAATTTAAAATTTTAACTATAAATATTATGAATTTTGGAGATTTAAATCAAGACTGGAGTTCTCCTAAACCGAAACTCACAGAACCAGGAGTCAAATATTTTTTAAATCAAGCACTTAAACAATCTCATATTATTAGAGAAAAATTTCATAATACTATTTTTAATATAGGAATGTTAATTCTTTTTCTTCTTATTTTAGGGTTTATTCTCGTTTATAAATACAAAGGACGTTTGACACCAGTAGAGCAAGCAAGAAAAACTACAGAAAAACAACAATATATATTAGAAAAAATTAAAAACTTTCAACAATCTAAATTGAGAGCACATGAGCAATTAATTACTGGTCTACCTCATTGGGAAAATGAATATTTATCACGTCCTACTTTCTAAAATTAATTTATTCGTTATTATATATAATGACTACCGAAGTATTTGATATGGATATTAAAGATGCATTGAATGAATATTTTAGATTAAAAAACAATTTTGATAATGAATTAATGGTACATAAAAAAAAAATAATAAACAATCCAACATTAAGTAAACGTGAAAAACGCATTGAATTTTTAAAATTAAAACCTAAATGTATAAACTGTAAACGTCCTTCAAAAAAAGGGACTATATTTTCAACCGTATACAATAAACCAGATGATAAAAATGACTCATATAGAACGTTTAAAGCTTTATGTGGAGATATTGCAAATCCATGTAACTTAGATATAGAAATTGATATGGGAAGCGTTAATTCAGTTGAGCAAATTCTCGATGAATTAAGTAAAGACATTAAAGAGTATAAAAATGATATTATTAATGATAAAAATAAATTATTATTTGGTTTAATAACTACCGCAACTGCTATTAGTAAATTCGACGCTAATAAAGATAATATTACTACTACTACATCTCTATATGAAAATTATTTGGATATTTGGAATGAAAAAACTGATAATCCAGAGAAAAAAAGAGAATTAGAAGAAGCACAGATTCAATCTTATGAATATATAAGACAAATTAAAAATAGTATTAAAAAAATGCAAGAAAATAATGATAATCAATACGCTATAGATGCTGTAAATATATACAATACAATACTAGAACCTTTACTTAAAAAAATCCGTAATCTAAAATATAGTGAAAATTATGTTTATAATGATGATAATTATTGTAAACTAATTCAAAATAAATATAATATAACAGATATTAATATTGCGATTTTTGACCATAAAGTTAAAAAATTTGATATTGGTTTTAAAACTAAATCCAGTAAAAAAAAGTTACCTATTATAGAAGAATCAGATGAAGAAAGTGTAAATGAAATTAAAAAACCAGATGATCAAAAGATTAAAGAAATACCTCAAGATGAACCGATTATAGGTGTCGGTAGAGATGGAGTTGATTGGAATATTCCAGAATACAAAAAATTATGGGATAAATTACCTGAAAAACTTAAAAATGAATTTAAGCTTAATATAGATTGGATGAAAGACTTTATGTATAAATGTTTAAATAAACCATACAATAAATTTTATCAAAATGAACCTTGTAGATTAACTACACCACCTAATATAATTATCCCTCCTAAATTTAATGAAGCTACTAAACAATATGATTTTGGTGTAACAATTTATAATACCGCATTTAATAAATTACCTAAGTTTGGTCAAGATACATATTTAACGTTATATAAACTAGATCCAGCATCAAAAGCTAAAGATTATAGTCAACTTGAAAACGCAATGAATAATTTAGTTGAAAAAGAAGTTGATATGGATAAAGTTTATATAAAAATTTAATTTTATATACATATATTAAATGATATTAAACTATATTTCAATTCCAATATTTTTAGTAAGTTTTGCTATTGGTCTATTTTTTATTTATGTTTTAGGTCCAGAGATGAAAACTATTTATATTTACCCAAGTCCGGAAAATGTAGATAAAGTATTATTTAAAGATAAAGCTGATAATTGCTTTTATTTTAAAGAAACAAGTATTAAATGTCCTGATGATGAATCTCTAATTTCAACTATACCAATACAATCATAACAAATCATATCATATCCTTAAAATCCTTAAGAATTTAATAACATTACATTATATAATATGTCTATTCATTTTGAAAAATTTGTTCATACACAAACAGGCAAAATTATAATGTCTATACTTTTAGGATTTGGTCTTGCGTCATTATTTAGAAAAGTTTGTAAAGATCGAAATTGTTTAATGTTTCATGCTCCACCTTTAGATGAGTTTAAGGATAAAATATATAAATATGACAATAAATGCATTAAATATTCACCAATTCCTACAAAATGTTCATTAAACGCAAAAACATTAACTTTTGAATAATAATTGCGTAATTATTATAATCTATCAATCTTTATAATAATTATGAACGATACTACTAATATTTTAGATTTACCTACTGATCCTGTCAGCGGCGGTAGCATATCAAATAATATACAAATTACAGCACAAGAAATGATGTCTTCCGAAATAGATGATCAAAAACAAACTAATAATTCAGGTATGACATTAGATCAAAACACTATTAATCAAATTGTAAATGGATTACAACAAGCTTCAGTTACAGGCGCTACACAACTTTCATCTAGAGATATACCTATGACAACTACAAATTTAAGTAATGATCCACAAATTATACCCAATTATATACCACAACTCCAAAATAATAACGATTATATTAAAAATGATGAAGATGCTAATGACATTATACTTCATTACAATAAAACAAATAATATAAATAATTCATTAGACGATATGTATAATGAAATACAAACACCTTTATTGTTAGCCGTATTATATTTTCTATTCCAACTTCCATTCTTTAGAAACTTTTTATTTAAATATTTACCATTTTTATTTTCAAATGACGGAAATTATAATCTTAATGGATTTTTATTCGTAAGTGTATTATTTGGTTTGTTGTTTCACTTTTTAATGAAAATAACCGGATATTTTAGTGCATTTTAAATTTCATTATAATGAAATTTCGTTATAATGAAAATTACTAATTACTGCTATAATTATAATATTTATGGTTGATTCTAAAATACCTTTGATTGAAGATTATGTTAATAATTTAATTGAAAACTTACCTGAATCATCTAAAAACTTAGGAAAAATAGATTTAGTATTAGATGGAGGAATATTTAATGGAAGTTATCTAGTTGGTGCTTTGTATTTTTTAAAAGAAATGGAAAAAAGAAATTATGTTAAAATTGATAGAATATCTGGTTGTAGTGTAGGTTCTATTATTGGGTTTTTGTATTATATTGATGCTCTTGACTTAATGCCAAAACTATATGAACGAGTAAATCTTGAATTCAAAAATAATTTTACTTTAACAACAATAAAAAAGCTAAAACGTTATTTAAAAAAAAGAATACCTGATGACATTTGTTTTAAAGTTAACAATAAATTATTTATATGCTATAATGACATAAAAAAGAGAGAAAAAATTATTAAATCTAATTATAAAAATCAAGATGAAATTATTGATACTATAATAAAATCGTGTTTTATTCCATTTGTAATAGATAATAACATGTTATATAAAAATAAATATATTGACGGTATCAACGCATATATTTTTGAAAAAGTACCATCAAAGAAAATTTTGTATATGGATTTATTGGGTTACGATAAATTTACATACACATTGAATATCAAAAATGAAAAAACGAATTTTCATCGTATTTTATCTGGACTATTAGATATACATTGTTTTTTTATAAAAGGTTCAAATACCTCTATGTGTAGTTATGTTAATGACTGGAATATTATATATTATTTAAACAATAAAATTAAATATATTTTTGAAAAATTCATAGTGTATATAATTTATTTCATTAATTATTATAAAAAGTATATGTCAGATGACATTAATGAAAATGTATTTGTTAAAATAACATCTAAAATATTATATGATATTTTTTGTATATTTTTAGAAACTTATTGTTTTTAAATATTTTAAATGTTTTTAAATTTGATGAGTTTAATTTATAAATGATTTATATCAATATAGTAAAATGGAAAATATTGATATAATTGACCCTAATTTTTCATTAAGTAATAATATTGATTTAGGTAATGATAATATGCTTTCAGATTATAACGAACATTTATGGTTATGGGTAGGGGTTTTTGTCTTTGTAGTATTTTCTGGATTGATCCTTTACAGATTTTATCAGAGTAAAAAAGAAGATAATGAAAATCAATTAGATTGTCTTGGTGGTTTTTGTAATATGAATGATAAAACTTAAAAATTATAATTAAAAATTCCAATTCTTTTTTGTTCTTCCATTTTTTTTATTTTTTTTTATAGTTTTTTTATTTTTAATTGGTTTACTTTGTTTTTGATCTGGTTTATATGACAAAAACCATTCATCAAATAATTTTTTATTTTTAGAGTCTTTTAATTCTTTATATTTTGCTGCTTTTTCAGCCTTTATTTCTTCGACCGATTCTTGATGACCATAACATACAATACTAAAACGTTTTAACAATCCTTTTTGAGCTAATCTATTTTTTTGTTGAACATCAAATAAAAATTTTGACATACATAATATTCTCTCTATAAATTGATTAAAATATGGTCTATCGGCATATAAAAATGCTAAATATAAGCTTAACATAGTATCGATTGATGCTACTTTTATTTTTTTACCTTTTAAGATTAATACATTATAGCTATGACAACCAACTGGTTTATATATAAATAATATTGAATCTTTTCCTATTTTGATTTCATAATGTTCAGGTACAATTTCACCAACAGCATTATGTTTAATAATTTTTACGTTTTTAACACCAATATCGTCTAATCTTTCTTTCACAACTTCAGCTGTTACTTCTGGTTTATTCGATAAAACATCAAAATCAGCTACATTTTCTAATTTTTTTCTTAAATTTTTTGGCATATATTGAGAATATAATGTATTCGCAAATCCGCCAAAAAATACAACTCCTTGATTTATTAAAGTATTTTTTAATGTTTCAAATACTTTATCTTGTATCTCTCTATCTTCCATTTGGCGTTGAAAATCAATATCATTACAATTTAAGTTTGTAATCGGATAATTTTTATTTAATAACGCTAATCTTTTTAACACTTTTTCCCATCTACTAATGTCTCCTGCTGGCCTTGACAATTCTAAATACATTGACATACGTAAAAAATTGGGTGGAGCATATAATATACTGCCTACACTAATAGCATCTTTTTTTATTACATTATATATTTCTTTTGGAATAAATGTTATATCTGCTACTGCCATATAATTTACAAATACCTTATAAGTTCCGTGATGTACTCCCGATTTTGCCTCAACGTCTAAAAAACCTTTTTTATAGTAAATATCTGCTAACTCTTTAGCGTCATCTAACGCATTCATAGAAAAAAAATCATAATCAGGTACTTCAATATCTTTATCGTAAAATTGATCTTCTTCAGGTAATATATTGTTTATAGCAGTTCCTCCATAACAAACTAGTTTTTTCTTTCTTATAAATTCTTCTACTATATCTATTATTTTTTGTACATCTTCAGAATTTACGATACGCTTACCCATTTTTTCTTCTGCTTGGTCAACTGCCATACGTAATATAGCTAATTCACAATCCGCAAACGATAGTTCTTTACATACATTTTTTTCTTTTGACATCTTTATATTATGATATTAAAATAAATTATAATATTAAAATAAAATTGACTAATATATATGTAAAATTATTTATTATAATAATTTATTTATAATAAATAATAAATAATAAATATTAGATATTAAATAATGAACGAATTACCTGATCATTTAAAAAGAAGTTGTTCAATTATCGCTAATCCTCCAATACAAAACAGAATAAAAAATGAATTGCTTAAATTAATTAACTCTCAATATTGTGATCCTCAATGTATTTATTTTGAAGATACTATTCCAGATAAATATTTACATAATTATTGTATTATTAATGTATTTTGTAAAGTTAATAACAAAAATTATAAATTTATTATTTTAAATAGTTTTCCATTTATACCCCCTAAACTTGAGATACAATGTAAACCATATAGCTATTATTTAGATTTTTATTCAATACAATTTAAACATTTATATTTTAAACATAAAGGAATTCCATGTTTTTGTTGTATAACAAAAACTTGTGTTAATAATTGGTCTCCATCTATTACATTTGTAGATATAATAGAAGAAACAATTCATTTTCATAATGAATGTAGAGAGATAGCACATATGGTAATTGTAAATGTCATTAAAAGAAAATATTTAATTGATGATATTGATATATTCAGTTGGTTATATGTTTAGAAATCAAAATTATAATAATCTGTTGAAACATTTCGCGTAGCATAAGAATATTCTGGTAATTGAGGTGTAGGTGCTGCTACAGTTACAGGTTGATATCTTAATTCTGCTGGTTTTAAAGCAAAAGCATAACCAGCTCTATCAAAAAATCCTGTGTTTTCCATTAAATTATTATCGACTAATTGATATCTAATCGCAACCATTTGACAACCATTTGCTCTCGATATTATTCCACTCGGATTTTCAGGACTACTTCCGCTATTTGGCAATACAATTGTTAACCCTCTTCTATTAAAATCTATCAACTCATTCATATCTGGATTATTTTTTACACCATAAAAATCATATTCTCTCATAAACATCGAATTACTTGTTAAATTAACAAATTCTAACAATTGTTTATTTTCTAAAAATGCTGTGTTTGAACGATCAATTATTAAAACAACTTTATTTTGTAATGACAATAACGGTACATTCCCTAAATTCTTACCCTTAATTTCATAACTATAATTCATACCGAGCATAATATCAGTGTTCGATTTAAATATTTTTGCTAATTTTGAGTACATTTTCTGATTATTTGATTTACATCTCAAGTGAATTATTATTGGATCTGTCGGATTTGGTGCTGTTCCACCAGAAAAAGCGTAATTTCTTATCGTATCCATTACTGAGCCAAAATTTACAGAATTAAATGTCTCTTTAACATGATAATTATCAATTGTTGATGTTGATACTACAGGTTGATCGTTTACTGAATAAATTTCAAAATCAAGACATCTAACACCTTGTTTAATAACAGCTTTTAAATTACAAATATCTACAAAATCATTTTTATAACTACCTCCACTACAAGCATTATAAGCAGTCTTAATGTAATAATCAAATAAATTACCTGAACAATCAGGATCAGTTGTATTAATTGATCTTATATTACCATTCACACTAGGATAAAGTGTATTCATGTAATCACATTCGCTATTTTGTAGTCTACTTAAATAAATCATATAACCAATAAAAATTATTAAAATAATAAAAATGAATGCTAAAATCATATACACTTGAAAATCTTCATCTAAAGATTTTATTTTTGATAGATAATCTGTTGTATTTGATGACATACTGATATATTATT